GTAATCATCACAATGGCTAGGTACCACCCTACGAAGCTCAGTTTAGGAACCTCTTATCCTTCTTGACCAGGCAAACAAGTATGTCAACAAATCTGGAACTGCTCTCCTCAATAAGCTCATGCAGTTTCTCTTCTGTGTCTAGGTCATTGATCTCTCTCAAAATTAGGGGCAAGTTTCTGTCGTCCCTCCAGAAGTTGCTAATTAACATTACAGTGTCCTTACTCACATACGTGCTAGCTCTGACAAATGTCAGCTCGCGCATCATGTTCGGGTCCAGCTGGTCGATTTCGAAATCTTCGAAAGTGCCTCTGTGCATCTCCGTTTCACATAAAAGTTCTTCTATATCTGCCATGTTATCCATGTCTGCCATGGCATCAAAGAACTCACTAACGTCATAGATTGTGCAGACCTCTCCTAGTGCGACCTCGATTGGTTTGACGTCCAAGAAGGTTCTGGAGTAAACGCTGAGTGACCTACTAAAGAATTCAAGCCACTCATCACCCTCTTCCTCTTTGAGCATTGCCCTCAAATGATTCAGTACTTTCCCTTTGGCAGGCTTATTGCCGATCCAGGCAGAGTAGACAGGATTGTCAGAGACATTATCAAGACCTTCAGTGCTTCTAATGTCGTAAAGGTCCAGCCTGTAATCAGCGAGTCGGGTTGCTTTGAAAGTCGATGGCAGTTCGATTAATGCTCTGTCACCTCTCATTCTCAGTATTACATTGCTCTTGAGTGGTAGCATCATCCTTGATTTATTGTCCTCGACAACAGGGATGCCGGTAGTGCTATGTGTGATCCCCAACTTTGAGAGTCTGGTCATAGCCGGCCCGACCTGTTGATACAAATCCTTGAAATCACGCTCCATGATGTAGTGAAAGCTTTTGTTCGGGACCTGCCCAGACTTCAGATGGAGCGAAGCCCTACCCTCAAAGTCCCACTTGAGAAGATAAAACTCATTTGGATCAGACCTAGGGTGGTAGTACATAGCACCTGCCCCCACGTACTTGCCAGACACAAATTTTTGCTCAGGATAGTAGTAGCGCATGGGCTTCCCCAAATTCCTTTCGAAGATCCTCTGCACTGTTGCAACACCGCTCAGAAGATCTGACATGAAAGGGGATGTTACTGCATCAACGAACGAAGGTGCTCTTATTATCTCCTCCTTGATCTCATCGGGGACAGGCAGTGCTAGCGTCATCAAGAGGCTGAGATCACTAGAGCTAGCTGTTGAGGGCTCATGGATTGTGAGCAATTCAGCATCAATCACCTCATCGACATCAGTGCTGATCATGAGTTCAGTTGAGTAAGAGTTTGCTACAAGGTCAATGATTGTGTCTAGTTGGCCAAACCGGATCTTCGATCTGCTCAAGACCTTGATGTTCTTCTCCTTGCCAGCAGCCATTTTTATAAAAGTTATGAGCTCCGTATAGGTCTCGAAAGGTGACTCCGCCAAGGTCTCTTCGTAGTTATCTCTAAGCCAAGGGTAGAGCTCCTTGTAGGTCTCCCAATCGCTGTCTATGTTATAGCTGGTGCTGGCGTCAACTTTTGAGTCGAACCACTTGTTTGCAGCGACATTCTTCAAAGGGCTTATAGTTCCCATGCTTAGCAAGCTCAGCGTGATGTTGTTCAGCGAGATCCGTGTTCTAGGAGTTGCAATCTTGGGTCTGTTCTTTAGGAGATCGTTGACAGAGAGCAAATCGTCGTAGAGGCTGCAAGCAGGGAAGTAGATTCTAAGCTCTTCTTCAGGTACAGCTCCCTGATATTTGAACTCCTCAACCACTTTCAGTAAGGACTTTCGAGTCGGTTTGTCCGTGCCTGTGAGGGTTATGCAAGGGGATTGGAGCATGTATGCTGTGGCTGTGTGCACGGAAGCCTCTGTGCTGAAAAGAAAACTATCAGAAATGCTAGGCGAGCTCAGTCTTGTTAATATGCGCAGATGCTGGTTTGATCCCCTTGCCAGGACCCCGAGGGCATCCAGCGGGTCCAGCCTGCAGTACTCCTCGATCGATTCAGAGTCGTATTTCACTTGATCCCTGAACTTTAGCATCCTCTCACCTTGACCGAAAGTTAGAAAAACTCTCTGGCTGACTTTTGGCTTTTGCCCTGTCTCGGTGACCCCCGTGTAGAGTGATTTGTGGATCTTTGAGACTAACTCAGAACGCTTAACAGCCAGATACAAGCTTAGGTTGATAGAGGCAATTCCTGTTATGAGAGCCGGACTGAAGAGATACAAACCAAAAGAAGGGTGAGGCTTTTGAAGCAGGAATTCTCTGTAGTACTTAAACATTTTGTTCACCCGTCTCCCAAGCATATTGTAGTGTGAGAGGCATTGGAGTTCAGAGATGTGGCTTGCCAGCAAGGTTGAACCGCTGTTCTCGAAAACTTGCTGGTTTAGGGTACTGAGCACCTCACATCTAGACTCAAGCTTTGACACGGTCGAGAGGCGGAAAGACGAAAACACGAATTTGATAGGAACAGATAGGAGTGAGCCTGCAACCATCCATGTAGAATTAAATTCTTCGATGTCCGATAGAACGTATGACGTGCTTTTTGCCGTGCTTTGGAGTGCTGTCATCAGGGGGTAAGAGCAAGCTTTTATCATCGAGAGTATCCCTAATGCGTAGACCGGAGGCAATCTATTTTCTCTCTCGCTGTGCACTGTGATAATCTCTGATGAGTCATCAGAGGATATCTTTGTCGTAAGTATGCATTTGTAACCCATGAAGTTTGCAACCCGCCTTTGGATTCTCATGACGTTGAGCATGTGACAGGAGTGCATTAGTGAGCTGACGTAATGCAAAATGCCTTGCATAAAGTTCGAAAGATTCCTCAGGAGGACTGACGACTTGTCTATGAGATCTCCTGATTCATGAAGGAACTGTCTCTTGAGCTCATTGAGGGACTTGCTAGTCATAGAATCATGCTTTTCTCCAGAGTAGCGTGAAAAGAGATCAAGCAGCTCGAAGGGCAACTCAAGCCTTTTGTCTGTCACCATGTTTAGGATGGTCAACACAGGTCGAATGAACTCATCAGGTAAGATCCTAGAGAAAAGCACTGAGAACACATTCATGACAAACCTTTGGCACCAGGTCGTCGCATCATCGGAGTTGTACGCAGTCTCATTGATGCCTGACAACTTTGAAACTTCGGAAAGATGGACTTGAGTTTTCTTTATTTTCATCTCCGGAGAAGTCTGCATCTCGATATCCAACTTTGAGCAGTAGTACCTAGCGATTGTTTCGACAAAGTTAATAAGCACGCGGTCTAGGAACCTTAGGACGAATATCTCTCTAGCTCCTGAAAGCTGCATCTTTTTGAAGAGGTTGGCCATCACACCTGTGATTCTTCTGGTCTTCGTCATTTCGAGCATCTCACTCAAGTACATGAATGGACAAACGTCCTCTGGTTCGAGCAGCTCCAAAAGCTTCAAATCCTCAGCTAGGGCAAAGTCCCTTCTCTTGGATGGCTTCTTGGAGAGCTTGATGTCCTCTTTGAGGGACTTGTAGTCCATGTGCACTATTTCTTTTGCTGATTTCTTCATGCTTGCCAAGCTCTCAAAACTGACGCCAAGTAGGTAGTCACTTAGCTCCTTCTTTATTACACCCTTGGTCAACCCCTTCCTCTGGAACTCATTGTTCAATGCGTCAGCGCATGACTTCACCCATGTTGCGTTGAACTCATGATCTCCTAGGTTGCTCAAGGTCTTGCTCCCTGTTGTCATGTCTGCTAGGTTTGACCTTCTGAGCTTCAACTCTTCACTGATGATCTTGTCAAATATTGTTAAATAGCCTTGGTTGATATCCCCCTCTTCTTTATTGTGGAGGACGCCAATGTACATGATATTGATCAACACCTTGAAGTCAGAAACGGGTGAAAGATCCACAAAGCTGAGGAGCTTGCCTGGGATTCTTGTTGAACCACCCTTGTGCTTGTCAGAAATTAGGATAACAGGATCAGAGAGCCTGACGACCTCAGTGTACTGCTTCCAGATGAACAACTGCAATCTGCTCCTGGGCTGTCTAGCAAGCTTGCTAGCTATCTTGGACGGGTAGTTAACCCGACCGGAGCACATCTCCATGTACATGTAGCGTGAGAGCAAAAGGTCTGAGCTAGTCACCTGCTTATCTTCTAGGTAAACCAAGAGAGAAAACAAGTAGTGATTTTTTGACTGAAGGGTCGACGTGTTGAGGTCCCCCGAAAAAAGCCCGTTCCACAATAGCTCTAACGCCCTCCCTTTGAGGTCACAGTTCAGAAGATGGCTTATTCTGTGTTTGTCTAGTGAGACAAATTGAGTTGCGGAGAGGCCGGGAGCAACAGACTCGCCAGTCCTAAAGACGTTGCCAAACTTCCTTATTTGGTCATCCTCGTACAAGATACTAAAGAAGATCTGTCTTTCAGCCTTAGTAGGCTTAATGAGCAACCAGACCCCCGACTTCATCTTCTTCAATATCATCTCCCTCTCTCGGCAGTTCTGTGCGCGACTCAGATTGACCTCCTCAACAATCTCCTCGATGGACTGCAACATGAAAGTGATCTCATTGTGAAGCGGGAGGACCTGTCTCCGCTCGTCAATGATGGACTTTGAGAAATCTATCAGAGGCTCATCTAAATTGTCTAATGCTTCAACAGCTAGGAAATGAGACTCTGTTTCTAAGAAAAGCTTAATGTCATCTGTGGGCTCTAATGTGCTAAGGAATTTTTTCTGCCTCTCTACGGCAATCTCTTTTGCTGTGCAGCGCGCGTATTTCTTACCGAGGACGCCTTCAGCAGAGCAGTAAATCCAGTCGGCCTCCAATATATCGATAGGAACCCTATTCCGTTCGAGCTTGCCTCTGTTGCTTTTGCTTCTCTCTTTGGCTTGTTGGGGCGTGAAATCGATGTCCTTCAAGGCCTCTTCCAAAATGGCCATCTCATCGATTGGGTTGAAATTCTCCTGGTGCGATGCCATACTCCTAAAGGCAGATGCCCACAGCCTTGACCTCACGGTGCCGTTGTCGGAGTAGAAAGGTGTTATGTCCGATCTCCTTCTTAGATAGGGGAAGTTCACGATTGTTTTGTACCTAATGTCTGTCTCCTCAGTCATCAGTTTCTCAAGAAACCTTTGAGTCTCAATCTCTCTGACCATGTTGGGTTCTTCTAGATGCTCCTTCGAATGAGTCGCGATGGCTTTCTGAATCAAATCCTTGTACAGCATGTCGAGGAGCTCCCCGTCTGTTTCCTTCTGCCATTCTGCAACAAGGTCTTCTGTTGCCGAAAGCCTTGTCGTCACATGCGTTAGTTCGATAGTACTGAGCTTCTCCAAGAAAATCCTGCGTCGCTCCACTTTCGCAGGGTCGTCTATCTCTTCAACCAAACCCACTCGGAGAGAGTAATCCTGTAATGCCAGTCCGACATCATAGCAGAGTTTGAGGAAGTTTGCATCAGATTGTTCTAGACCTGGGATGTTCGTTGTGATCTGATCAGGGCCTGCCACAAGAGTGTAGAGTTCAATTCGCCTTGCGCAGATGCCGATTCTCCTCTGGCAGGCTGTTCTGTATTTGTCCACCGCTCTTAGAGCAGATTGATGCATCCCATTGCTGCTGCTCTTCGTCTTCACCTCTAATACAAACAGTGTTTCATTTATCACCCTAGCAAAATCTGGTGTGAGTAGGTCTGAGCTGTCTCCCAAGCTGCAAATCTTCCCAAGAGCAACATCCGAATGTGATCCGAACAATCCTCTGCATACCATCTCATGTCTTAGCTTCTGCAAATCGCTGACGTTCGCAGCGATGAGGACCTCGTCTTTGTCTTCTGATAGTCTGGACAGACACTCAGAAACTTCAGGGCTCTCTAGCTTGAAGTATATCGTCTCATTTATTCTTCTGTGGCTCGTCACACTGAATTCAATGTTTCCTGTCAAGATATGGTCTTGCAGGACTTCTGTCGCAGGGAACGCTCCAACGTTGTCAATTAACTTACGTAGTGATTCTATC